TCACTTGTCAACCGTTTTGTGTAAATTTATATCAAAGGGCTCGCCTTTCTGCAAACAAGTGTAAGCATAAATACACAGTTTTCGCATCATCGCTACATAGATTTCTTTAGGGTGTTTGCCCTCTTTCAACTTCTGTTCATACCACGGCCGCCATAGTTTTGTTCGGGTACAGGCGGATCGGGCGGGCATGTATAAGGCTTTTCTTACGGCTCTGTCACCCATTTTGGATATGGAAGGCTTACCCCTTACGCTCGTGCCTGAATCTTTAATAACTGGCGTCAAACCCAGATAGCTTACAAAATGTTTTGAATTAGGGTACTTGTCAGGATTAATCAATACGGAAAGTAACCAGGCAGCCGTTGTTTTGCCAATTCCGGGTATTGTTTCCAGAAGCTGCTGCTTGTGTTTCAAACATGTATCGCTGTCTATCAGTCCCTGAATCTGCCGATTTACTGATTCAATCTGATTTTGCAGGAAAGTAATAGTTTCATTGATTGATGATTCAGTATATTCATCGGCTACCTGTAAACGGTTCTTTTCCATAACCAGTATATTTTTCAATTGTTCGGCTCTGCGGTTAAGATTCTTCATCTGCTGTTGCAGCGGTGTTTCGGGTTGCCACGTTTTCGGCTTTTGGTTCTCACAGAAACCGGCAATCAATTTTGAATCCTGTTTGTCGGTTTTGATTCTTGATAGTTTCAGCCGTGCATAATTTTTAATGGCCAAGGGGTTAACCACACTCACAGGGATGTCGTGCCGATATAAGAATTCCGCCAGCTTCAAATAATAAGTGCCTGTTGATTCACAACAGGCATGTATTGTTTCACAATAATTGATTTTTATGTATTCAAGCAATGTAGTAAGGCCGTCTGAATCATTACTTATTTTTAGATACTCTGTTTTGCCGTTATACATAAAACAGCAGTCTACTGTCAGTTTTGACACATCAAGACCTAAATAAATCATACTCAAACCTTATTTATACGGGCTAAATGCCCAAGATACCGTGATGAATCGTAAAAATGAAGAAACCATACGTACCAATCTTTGCTACGCTTTCAGGCAGGCCGTAACAGGCGGTATCGTATGGTTTGCTAAAAAAGAGCGTGTCGGGGAGAACCCCGAACCCCCGGGCTACTTTTTTCGTATTGATTCCGCTAATGCGTTATCAACACAAAAAAAGCAGCTCTATTTAATTGGTACTATTGACTAAACCGCCCCGCTGAGCAAATTGTTTGCCTTCTTCAACATATCCATCATACATCAGGTTTTTAGGGCTTTGCCCGCCCATCGTGACAACTTGATTGTTTTCAGGCTTATAGGCGGTCTGTGGGGCGTTTTGCGGCTGTTGGACTACCTGCTGTTGTTCATCCTTATACGGGTTAAACGGCAAGCCGTTTTTGACGTAGTCTTTGCACATGGCTTTTGTGATTTCTTTCAGAGGCGTTCCCTGGCTTGAATAACAGGTACATCCGCTTTTGCCTCCATCGACGCAGCCGACAGGGTACTCAAATGTTTTAACTTGACGGACGTTGTTATAGATGGGCTTGCTTTCGGGCTTTTCGGCGAGCGTTGGAACGAAATCTTCAGGTTTTAGGTTTTGACCTATATCGGCAGTCGCAGGGCTGGTTTTCGGTTCTGTACCATCTACATCGGACGCGGCTGTTGTTGACGTTATTTGCTGTTCGTCCGCGCTAAACCGTTTGCTCATGTTGTTTATCGTGTAAAGCGTAAAGCCTATCAAAAGCGGTATAAACAAGACGACGAATATCAGGCTTTTTGGAATGCGACGTTTGGGCTTGGTGTGTACTTCGGCAGATTTGTACATACCAAAGGACTTTTTAGGCACAACAAACGTCCGTTCAATGGCTTTGGCAATATTGGCGCTGCTATCGGGCTGGTCAACGCATTCGTTCCATTCGTAAAGCTTACGTCCCACCGGCTTAATCGATACATGCATATGGCGTTGCACAAGCTTTCTTACAAAACTGTCAAGAAAACTTGGATGTTGCGTAATGAGAACGATGTCTAAACCATGATGACGATGTAATGCCAAAGCTTCTATAAATGGAGGTACTTTTGAAGCGGCGGATCTAGTCCCCATTAAACGCTGTGCTTCGTCTATGATGACGAGCGAACCATAAGGGAGGAAATCTTGAAAAGGCTGTGATTTGATTTGCTCGTCTGAAAGTTCTTCATGTTCTATTTTGAGTTCGGGAATGCCATTGACGAACAATGGACGTTTTTTCTTGACACCGTCTTTATCAGTAAAATGTGTGTAGCTTTCGTCTGTCATCAGCATATTGACAACAGAGCTAGTTTTTCCGCTACCTGGTACACCAGTTTGTAAAATAATCATTTAGCTTTTCCCCCTGGAATAAAGGACAGTTTACTGATACTTTGCATTGCAACGTTAAATGCAAATGCACCGAATATCAGACCTAATGCATGGCCGAAACCTGCCATCATGACAATTTGAAGTATGTCTGATGGCATTGAGTTGAACTGATTTTTTACGTAGTCTTTTATAAAACCTAATCCAACTGTAAAACCTGTAAAGGTTACAAAACTAATGCCAAGGGCAATAAATACTTTTGCAACAATATAGGTTAATAGCCTTTGTAATATGGCGAAAAACGCAGCTTTCATGCTTTAGTCCTTTCTACTTGAAAACATGATAAATGCTGCTGCTACCGCTGCGATACCAATCACAAGGAAGCGTATCATTTCGGCAAAATTACAAATCATGTCATATTTAAATTCCATGGTTATGCCCAAATAGGTTGCAGTTCGTGGAGCAGGGCAAACACCATTATCGGGTAGGAAGAAATCAGGGCTAAATGTTGTATCGTTATTTGTATGAGGAATTTTGAAAGGTTCTTCTTGTTCCTCTACATCGCCTTTTTCTGAACAAGCTAGAATGTCAGGGAAAATATTACAGAGTAACCCTTTGGATTCTTCTTTCTTATCTTCTTTTTTATCTTCTTTTCTTTTATCTTTATCAGATGGGTCATCATCCGGATCAGGCTTATCATCTGGACGTTTATCAGGATTACCATCTTGATCGGGTTTATCATCCGGCTTTTTATCAGGCTTGCCATCAGGATTAGGCGCAGGATCTGGATCAGGCTTTGTATTGGGTGCTTCAGATCCGCCCGGTGTGAGGTCGGGACGCTGTGTTGTTGCTACTTCTGCCGTTGTGTTGCCGTTGGAGTCTTTGCCAAAAGTAATGGTAATTTGCACCGGCTTGCCGTTTTCGGGAGTGACAGGACCAATGGTTACGACTGTTCCGGCAGGGACTGATACTTTTTCTTTATATTCTGGCTTGCCTGTGCCTTCGACGAAAGGCGTGGGATTACTATCTATTGAAGGGGTAGCAATTTGCAAGAATTTTTCTAAATCTAATATTTCTTTATCGTTATTTTTCATTCTAAAAAGAATAGGTGTACGAATATCGCCTTTAAAAGAAACATTACAAGAGCCGCCGTTCAAATTAAAATTACATTTCTGAACTTTAAATTGTTGCCAGAAATAGACATCCTCCCCCGATTCATCATCTAATTTTTTGGCTTCTTTACTCCAAAAACTATTAGCTAATGTTTGCATTTGAGATTCCATCAATTTCTTAGCATCTAGCTCGCTTTTTCCGCCTTTCTCCATCGCCCTAATTACTGAAGAATCCACTCCATGGCACGTAACATCTGTATTTCTCCCATTTTGTTCTACATAAATGCAATTTCGAGCAGCCCAATATTTATAAAAATCTTCTTTGGTTTCATCCCATTTGAATCCTTCAGATTCCAATGGGGATTTAACAGCTTGATATGCTTCGTAGGCTAGCATTGCGCCACCTATGTAGAGATTGCCTCGGCTTGAGGCAGCGAGTTGCGCACCTTTTTTAACTAGACCGAACGCACCTGATAGAACGGCTTTTCGGGATACTGTGGCTTCAGCAGTTGCTTTGATGGTTTGATTAGACAAATAATTTTCATATCGCGCCTTCATAGCTTCTGTTTGAAACTTGCGATATAAATTATCAGAAACAGACCTATTCCAAGGTTGTTTATCCCAATGTGCTGTATGTTGTCCAGTATAATTAACAGATTTACCTTTAATATCAATATCGCCAGCGAATAAATAAGAACTACCAAAACAAAAAAAGATAAACAAAATTAATTTATTCATTCCGTACTTTTTCTATTTTCTTCTTCTTTTCTAAAGATCTATTTAAATCAGTCATGAACTTAACCATGTCGGAATCTGATGGACTTGGTTTATTTGGACTTGTATTCATTAAATAGAAGTCATCGTCATCAGATAATTTTTTATTAGTTTTAAATCTTTTTTGAATGAACGCTAATAAATTAACGACTAGATAAAGAGCCATCATGAAATATCTAATTTCATTAGGAATAAAAATAATCTTTAAGAAATGTAATAAATAAAGAAGAACAAAAACAAGATTAAAAATTCTGATAAACATAATGCTAACTTTCGTAACGGTGCTGAAAGTTAGATTATATAGCCACGTCATTTAAAAATCATCCAGCCCACCACGACCGGAACAAATACACCAAGATAAAAATAAAAATCCATCATGGTGCTACCTCAATTTCTGCCATATCAACCTGATACCCCAAACCGCTGCCATGATGGCAACAACTGACCAGCCTATATAGGATCCGTCCTTCATGCTGTCTATCGGGTTACATTCTGGCAATTCAGCTTTTAAAATCTGCTCCCCATATTTCCAGCCATACTTAGTAAAATTAAGCTGATACAGTTTTCCGTCATCGCCAATTTTTGGCGGAACGAGGCTGAAATAGACGTTTTCGGCATCCTGACGGGTTGCGTAACAATTATTTCCGACTTGGTAGCCCATTATTTATATTCTCATGTCAATTAGTATTCAGACGACCTTTAAGGGGTCGTCTGAAATATGCTTCAAATTAGCGCAATACGCGGCGGATCAGCTGGATAGCGAAGATTGAAGCGATAATACCCAGTACGATGGCCGCAACAGATAATGCATCAGTCTTTGCAGTAGCCAGGTCGGTTTTCACGCTTTCAGGTACTTCGGCCCATGCTTGAGTAGCTAAAGCCAGAGGAGCTGCGGCAACAACGGCCAGTTTTGCGCCGTATTTACGGCAAGTGTTCATCAATTTCATGATGTTTGACCTTCATATTAAGTTAATAAAAATGGGGGCTGAATGTAGGGGATATTCAAGCTGCCCCCGTAGCCTGAATGCTTTGTTTTACGGTTTCGGTGTAACGGGTTGCGGTGTCAATACTTTCAAATTCTGAACAACTTTCAGCACATCATTGCCTTTAACCATGTCGATATATTCAATCTCTACATCTACCGGCAATTTGCCTTTCAGATGAAAAAGATTTTTATGTGCTTCTTCGTTTCCGTATTCAAGTTGAATGGTGTCTAAACCGAATTCATTTGAAGCACCGTCCCAAATGGGAGCTTCAATATAGATACGGGTATAGTCGTACTCACGGCCTGTATCCGCTACAACGCCTTTGTTCCATTTCACTTTGCGTAAACTTGCTTTCATACTGGTTTCCTTTCGTTTCGATTTAAGAAGCTATTTTTTGAATAGCGGTCATACATATATTCTTCATACGTTTTTCTATTGCTGATACCAATTGCTCTTTCTATTTGATGACGCTGTTGAACTTCTAAATACTTTTCATAGGTTCTATGGGTCATGCGTTTAGGTGGATTCAGCTCGTTTGCGAACTTTTCAATTAATTCCGCCTCGCTGTACGGAAGCCGTTTGTACTCGTGAATAAAGGCAACATTCAAATAGGCACAATCAAACGCTTCAGGGGTTAATCGTCTCGGAAGTTTTGCTTTTTCATTAAGCAGGGTTTCTATAATTTGGCTGTCGTTAAAGCCCATTTGCTGCAACATCTTGATAGCTGGAGATACCTGCATGGAAGCATATTTAAGGACATGTTCATGCCCCACGTCCTGAATCTTTTTTACTTTTTCTGCCTTGGAAACGGTTTCGTGATAATGCTGGAACAGAATTTCAAAACATGGATATGCGCCAGTTAGAAAGCGGCCAGGTTCGATAAGGACTTCATGGGGAATAATGATGTCGCGATTTTTCATTTCGAGTTCTACACGTACCCATACGCTGTCTTTATCGCCAAGCTGCTTGCCTTTTTCGTAGATTCGGGCAAATCGAGAGCTGTTTTTACGACTGCCGATATAAAAGGTTTTGCCCCGGCCTTCGTTAATCAGCCAGTCGCTTCCGACACATTCGGCAACCGGACAGCTTTGACGGGAGGTATAAAGGCCGTTTTCCCAATCGTTTTTTGCCTGTTCGGGAGTGTATTCGCCATCTAAAAAATCGTGGGCTAAATCGCAACGTGTGATTTTTGCAAATGGGGCATAGGTTTTAAAATAGTTATACAGACGGATTTCCCAGCCTTCTTTTGCGGCTGTTAAACCTTCGCCAGTAAAGTAGAAGCAGATTGTTTGATGTTGGCGTTTACCGCCCAATGCGACAAAACCGTAATTGATGGTTTCGTTACCCATTTTGTAAGAGGTTTCATAGCCGTTACGGCCATTTTGACGACAAAACAGACCGTAACCCATGATTTCTTCAAGCTCGGCGGAAACGTTGCCGATGATTTCTTCTTCCGTCCCCAGTTGATCAGGACGAACAAATACGTCTTCTACAACGGTAAATGTCAGGGTGTCGATGAAAGCGGCTGTTGATACGCCGCGTTTTAACGGGACTTCTTTCAGCTTGCCACCGGCTACTACATACGTGCTGTACGCTTCGCTTATCAGTCCCCCCGTGTTACTAGTGGGGGTACTCTCAACGGCCGCGCCGGCCTCCTGTCCGCGCAGCGTACATAATGCCGGCGCGGCCGGTTCATGTTTCGCGGCGGTGTTTTGTTTGGAATTTTGATTCATCTCTTTTACACCACCATTAAGC